GACCTAAATTGTACTGCTCAGACTGTTTCTAATGTACGTAATAGTCCAGTAGTTCAAGAAAAACTAGCCATTATGAGTGCGGCTAGAGATGCAGGTACCTTAGAGTTGGCCAAAGAGATAGCAGACTTGGCACCTCTAGCTCTACAGCGTGTGAAGGAAGCTATAGAGAATGGCACCGTTCTGGGTAAGGAACTTTCAGGAAGTATTATCCTTAAGGAAGCTAACGGCCTTTTGGACCGTGAGATAGGCAAGCCTACTCAACGTATAGACACTAGAGGATTACATGGAGTTTTTACCTTAGCCGATATTGAAAGAATCAAGGAGAGGGCTAGAGAGTTGGCACCTATTCCTGTTTCTACTTTGCTTACGTGAAAAATTCCACAGAGCAAATACTTTACACTAAGAGGCTATTAAGATGAATACCACTATGCAGATGACTGTGAGTAGGGGAGATGCTGCGCACTGCCGATATACAAATGAACCTGGACGCCGGTGATCTTTACCGGGCGTCTCTGATGCTACGCGGGTGGGTACGGATTCTACAACGAGGCGTAACATATGTTTCTAATCGATTGGCTGAACAAAAGGATGAAAATGTTACCACCGACTGATACACTCTCAGCCCGCTTGCGGAGACTTTCCGTGGAGATGGCTGAGGTTGCGAAAGAATTGGACGGGAAGTATCATCTGAACGCAGTCGAGCTCGATGATGCCGCAATGTTTATCCGGGGCTGGTCACGAGAGGTTGAAAAGGATGAAGAGGATGAAGCTACGGAATAATGTCCACCGCTGCTATGACGCTGACTGCCCCGATGCTGGACGATGTGACCGCTTTTTGCAACGTCGGCCCGACAATTTAACGGTTCAATCGCGGTCAACATTCCGGGATCGCCGCACCGGTGAATGCGATATGTTTATTGAGGAGGGGGTAACGGATGACAGATCCATGGAATAAAAGTTTTCGGGTTTTTGCGGGCTTGCTGGCGTTGCTGGCTGGTGGATCGGCGGGGGTGGGCACTCTTGGGCAAGAGGATATCAAAACACTCACAGAGGCTATTTCAGCCATTGCCGGGGCGTGTTCGGCCCTCCTGGCGGTTTACTCAAAATACAGGGAAGGCAAGAAATGACCTCGAAAATATTCTACAAATCGGGATATAAATATCAACTTCAGGCCGACTATTCAATTTTATCCGGGATCACCGGATATAATGCCGGCAATGCCTTTTGCCACTTGTTCCCCGACGGACAACTTGACATCCACGCAGGTTATGCTTGGGATGGACCGTCAAGCATAGCCATCGACACCCCGTCCTTTATGCGCGGATCTCTGGTGCACGACGCATTATACCAACTCATACGTGAAGTATATTTACCGTACGAATGGAGAGAGAAGGTAGATGGTTTACTTTACGAGATATGTCGAGAAGACGGGATGAACTGGTGGCGAGCCAAATCGGTCTTGGCCACAGTGCGATTGTTTGGGAAAACCAGCGCCGACCCAGCACACACAAAACCGATATTGGAGGCACCATGACCCCCGAAGAATTACAAACTTGTTTCGATGGAAAAGAAAGACGGAAACATTGCGAATATGCTGATGCCGCTGCGGACAGGGCGGTAAAAAGAACTTTCGCAATCTTTGGGATCGACGTGGGGGACCCAGAAAAGGTTAAAAAACTACAAAGTGTTTTTCAGTTTGCAGAGAACATGCAAAAAATAACTAAAAAGTCAAACATAGCATTTTGGTTGACTTTTATTGCGGCGCTGGCGGGTGGAATGGCGCTAACATTTTGGGAAGGATTAAAATCAGCCTTAAAATGCCTACCCTTTATTTTGCTTTTTGCTCTTTCTGCCCATGCCGCCGACGTAACGCTGTCTCTGAATCCCAACTCAACCACAGAACCGGCAGGGTACCGTTTATATTACGGACTCACTTCTCACGCGTATACCTCATCTGCTGATCTTGGTTTCCGCGCGAAAGATGTAAAGTTCACAGTTCCCCTAGACCTACAACAAGGGGAGGTTTACTATTTTGCGGCTACCGCCTATGACGCGCAAGCAAATGAGAGTTCTTTTCTAACGAGGTAGCGAAGGCCTTATTGCCGGTAGCACCAAAACTCAGTACAACCCTGGAGATCAAACCATGAAGACGATCGTTTGTTTGTTTCTACTTCTGTTTGCCACACCAGCGTATGCCATCGACTGGAGTCTGTCCAAGAGCGAGAAACAGGCCGAGTTGGCCTTCCAGCTCCTTAACGTTGCTGACTTGGCCCTGACCGACCGGATCGTCAACCAGGGTGGTTACGAGATGAATCCCCTGTTGCCGATCGATGACCATACGACTGACCTGGAAATGGTGGGCATCACGGTGGTCATAGGCAGCCTGCATTACCTGGCGACGGTTGCCTGCCCCGTGGAATACCGACCGTACTGGCAATGGATCTCGGTAGGATTTAAGGGTCTTGCTGTGGGGAATGGCCTGACAGTGGTGAGGTGGTAGTTGTCAAGATAATATGTTGATTACGATAACGGCAATGACGCGGCGGATGGATCGACTTTTACGCTCGTGGGACTCCCAACGGTTGGCAATATCGAGACAACAATAACGATTATGGTGAAATGATGCCGACTTATATTTTTCAATATTCTGCTACTTGCGAAAAGAACACACACCAGTTTTTATTAAAAAATAAAGCAACCGGGAGTATTCTTACAACACTACATTTTTCACTAGAGGAAATTAAGAAATTTGACCTGCAACTCGAAGAAGTAGCAATGTTTTTTATTAGAAGGGCATTGTTGTATGATAATCCGACGACACTACAACAGGCAAAAAGCAGTATTGAATCAATTGAAATTATGGTGAAGTAATGGGGAATAATAACTTAAATCCTTATATTTTTTCTTCTATATTAAACTCAGCCACGGGTTCTGGTGGTAGTGCTGCTACAGCGATGACAATAAAGGCTGCCAACGAAAAAGTAGGTATAAAATTTTGGGCAAGAAGTACTTCTCCAATAACGTCTTTCGAGTGTGTGATTATTACCCTTGGGACAGGAATAGACAAAGTTGTTCGTTGTGGAATTTTTAATGATTCGTCTGGATCACCAGGAACACAAGTTGGCAGTTATACTGCGGACATCACCATCATAAATGTGGCAGGAATAAAATATCTGAACGGAGGTGATTTTTCGGCATTAACACCAAATAATACAGGAAATTTAACTCTGAACGATCCTTATTGGCTTGTAATTGAATATGTATCAGGCACATGGGACGCATCAAACAGTATACAAATTATCAGGCTCTCACCAAGGAGCGACAGAGAAGTCATAAAACATTTTGCATCTGTTTGGGATGATGTTACTCCCGTTAATTTGCCTGCCATGGCAATATTTAAACACGCAAATAATACTGTCTCCAACTTGAGTGGTTTATTAACATTATTGGGGACAGGAAGCTCTATTGACGGAACTATTGCTCCGCATATATTCAAAAACACGGTTCCGGCAACAGACGAATATAATGTTCAATTCGTAAAATATTCGATGGGATGCAAACATCTATTAAAAGGGATTGTTTTTTCGCTACAGGTAGTTACTACACCATCTGCTTTGGACATTAGGGTATTTACTGGAGCAACAGTTGGAACACAAGTGGGGACTACTTTGTCAATCGCATATGAAAAAGTTGGGGATGTTATACCCATGACAATAGTTTTTTCGGACCCAATAACAATAAATGCTGACGACGTGGTAAGGATAGTGTTTTCTCAAGAGGGTACAAGTGGATCGGCTGACTACAATTTTAGGGTATATACGGTTGATGCTGATTTTATCACATATTTATTGCCAGAAACGATACAATTTTGCTACCAGGGTTTGCCGGAGGTTTCTTTAGCTTTTCCTGTATCACCTGATTTTTCGGGAGAACAAATTCTAACCACGGAAGTTTTCGAGAAATTTAGCATAATTTTTATGGATTTATCTAATGATTTTGATTGTGTAGCTAGCGGTGGCGATATCAATATGCCTCGTGTAAGGATAGGACACTAATATGGATGGAATTATAGTTTCCGGATTAACACATAGGGCCACCGGTAGAGGATATCTGTCGTCAGATCATCTTTCTACTGCTACTGGTCTGGACCCGGCATTTATGATCAGTAAGAATGGGGGAAACTTTGCCAACCCGGCTGCTGGTGCCAGTGTGATGACAGAGATCGAGGCCACTGGGTGGTATTATTTCGCCCTGGCTGCCGGAGATACAGACACGGTAGGACCGTTGATCTGCCGTGGAACTCATGCCACGATGGATAATATCGAGGTGGTGTTTCAAGTGGTTTCTGTCACGCGAGGACTTTCCGGGACGGCACTACCTGCCGCTGCGGCTGGGGCCGATGGTGGACTAACGATTTGCGGCAGTAATGCGGCGGCGACCTTTGCGTCCCTAACATGTACCGGTGCTTTGACTGTATCAGACGGCTTAATCGTATCTGCTTCCACGGCTGGCAGGGAGGGGGCTAAATTTACCGGCAATACTACCGGGGCTGGAATCTTAGCCACCGGTGGGGCAACCGGAAACGGGATGACTCTTAATGCGGGGGCAACGAGCGGACACGGGCTTAGCACTACCGCGATCGGTACTTCTTACAACGGGATAAATGCCGTTGGCAGCTCAACTTCCGGGAATGGAATTAAGGCCACCGGTGGCGGAACCGGGCATGGTATTTGGGCCAACTCTGGCTCTGGCGCAACCGGCCAAGGAATCTGTGCGATTTCCTCAGCATCTACTGGAGGGAATGGAATCTATGCACAAGGGAATTTGGCTGGGGCTGGATTCTCCTTGGTTGGCGGAGCTTCTGGTAATGGAATTAAGGTCACGACCACGGCCGGAGATGGAATTTTGGTTACGCCTACTGGTGGAAATGCCTTGACCTTGACTGGCAATGGAACCAGTAAGCATGGACTTTTTGCTACCGGTGGCACCGCAGGAACTAGTGACGGTATATATGCCGTAGCTGGGAGCGAAGGCGTTCCGATCCGAGGAAATATCACGGGAAACATTACCGGTACGGTTACGACTGCGACCAACCTAACTAATGCTCCTCCTGACTCTGCCGGGGTAACGGCCCTGTTGGCTGACGTAGGCGATGCCTCGGGAAGCACGCTAGGCAGTCTCTACGCAATCCTCGGTAATGCGGCGGCTACATTGACCAGCCGGATACCTGCGGCTCTTGATGGGGGCAATATGCCCGCTCAGGTGAAAGGTCAGGACAACATTAGTTTTGGGGCGCTTCAAACAGCCGGTATATTGGCACAGTGTTTGGCCGCGCTTGACACAGCATATACAGACGCAGATTCACCAACCGCAAACGGTATTAGGGAAAGATTGAGAATTTTAGGATGGATACTTAGGAATAAACTGGAAGTGACGAACGCAACGGGAACTGCTATTTTATATAAGGACAATTCTACAACGGTTGCCTTTACTGTTGTTGGGCTACTTCTTGATGATTCAACAACAACTACAAGACTGAGGGTAGCATAATGACAGATTTTCAACATCTTCTTGATCCCTACGTTGAGTATGATGAGAATAATAAACCACTTCGTACATTACGAGGTCAGATGGAGTGGCTTATTAAGAATAAGGGGATTGACAGTAATATTGCTCAGCTTGCTATGGCTCATACTTATTTCGAACTCTCTGGAGGGCTGAAGTTTGAATCTGATGCTCAACATTCTGCTGGTCATTATTTAGATAGATATCTTCTAGATACAGCCAACAACTTGAGAAATGCTGCTTATGATGAACAGGTGAAGGCTGCTGGAAATATTCTTGAGATGACGATAAATCAAGCATTGTATGAGAGTAGGAAGCATGCTAAGATTGAAGAAGTTCAAGAGATTGAATCTGAAATTCCTCAAACCAGGTGGGAAAAAATTAAACGTTTCTTTTTGCAGCCGGTAATATGAACTACTTACCTTTTGTAAGTTGGGGAATGTATGGAGCTACTAACGACTTGGAGAGGGCTTCTTACTTTGTTTCGTGGGGATTGTTAAGAGTATTGCCATCTGTTGTTATTTTGTATTTTAGAGGATTGTCTAGGATGGGTTTTTCTTATAGAATTTAAGTCAATTGAGGTGTTATTATGGCATTAACAGTGAAAGCAGGTCTTGGAGCTCTAAACGTAACTTTTGATGGAGCTACTGCTTGGGACTTAGCAAGTGGGTCCAGTCTGACTAGAGATTGTCCTAACGGAGTCAAGGTAAGGTTCATCCAGATGATCCCCACCGCCACTGACGACAAGTTGGTAGTTAGAGAAACTGACGCCAATGGAGCAGTTCTATTCAATGGACTTGCTGCTAACAAGTATGACAGACAGATAGTCTACTTCAACGAGGCCACTAGACTTTATAAGTTGTACGTTGTAGGTACAGATGCCAGCAATGGTGTGATGATGGTTGTAGGAGTTTAACATCAAATGGCTCTAAAGTATGTAAGTATAGGCTCTTTAGGTTTATTTCATATTTATGATGACACTGAATTTACTTATGCAATAGAGACTGATGGTGTAATCTATGGATCTTCCTTTATTGGTGGTGGAGGAGGAGGTGGCGGAATGTTAGGACCTCCTAATTTGACTGTAGTTGTTGATCTCTCTTTAGCTGCTTGGAAGACAGTAGCTACACATGAAGTAGCTACCATAACTGGAGCAGTTGGAGTTACTACTGCTGTACGTTGTACTACTGGTGTAGAAGGAATAGACAACATTCGTTATGGCTCAGCAGGCAACACCGCCCTCTTTATAGGAGCCACTATTAGAAATACTATATCCATAAATCAGTTCTGGTTAACAACTACAGGTTCTACTGCAAGAGCACCAGCATTGATAATGGGGATAGATGCAACTTCACACTTGAAGAGTGCTACTTTAGAGTCTGAAGATATAGGCTATCAACTATATACTAGTGATGGAACGTTAGGAGTTTTGGAATTTTACTTTTGGTGGTATGCAATTAGTAGTGGTGCTACCTTGGTAGCAGGTGATGGTAGTGCACTTTAGAGTAATTTAGAAGGAGAAACTGAAAATGTCAGTAGATGAAACTAAACCTTTAGATACGGATCCAGTAGTAGATTGGCCCACTTACATAAGGGCTATAGCTGCATACCTAAATGATACTGCCACGTTGGTGGGAGGTGAGTGGGTATGTAACGTAAGTGCTCAGAATACGAGTACTACTCTCACTACCCTTAACAAGGTCTACACTGTAAACTCGGGAAGTGCAGTAACTCTCACGCTGCCGGCGGTGATAGCTGCTAACGTGGGGGACTTTATAGAGGTTTACAAGTTGGGAGTTGGAAACTTGACTGTGACTGCTGGAGGCAGCAACACTATTGGTGCTGGAGGTGCAGGCACCACGGTGACTAACTCAACTGCTGGAGAGGCAGGGGCTGCTAATCTCATATTGAGGTGTGTGGCGGCAGGACAGTGGATGGTTAAGAGTTTGTTAGGTACTTGGGCTTAAGAGGGAGGAGAAATGAACACTTGCTTACGTGAAATTTTCAACAGAGCAATTCTATCCTTGCTGGTAGTCTTTACATTCTGTCAGGTTGCTGAAGGTGGGCCGTTTAGTGGAAGCAGTGCTAATGTAGGTGAAGACTGGACTAACTCCAATAAATCTATAACCACTAGTGGAAATGTCACTGCTCATGATGTTACGTCTACTGGAAAGATAACTCCTTCAACAGAAGGTGTGAAGTACAATCAAGGTGACCCTAATGCAGTCAATACGACGATGGAGGCCAAGTTACAGGTTCAGTTACTTGCTGACACTGACTACACTTCGTTAGCTTTAGCCATCTCTAACATTGGAAGTACTACTCCAACCAAACTTATGATATGTAGAGACAATGTTATTGCAGATGGTACTACCATTACAGTTACCGACAATATACTTCTGGACTTTACCTGTGGTGGAAGTATAGACGGAGTAGCAGGTGGAGGTACTGAGACCTTTGTTGCTAGGACTTTCATAACTGGAACTGACCACCAGATTTTTGGTGACAACCTTGGAACTATCACCATTAGTGACCCAGGACTGGTTAGAGATCCGAGGTGGTTTGGTGCTGTCGTCGATATGGTTACGAGCGATATTGTTTCCTGGCAGAAGGCCTTTGCATCTTTTACCACTCGTGGCGGTTCTTTGTACGCTCCCGATAAGTCATATCTTGGTAATGCTGCGGGTGTTCAGATTATCTGGCCCAACGACGGAACAAATTGTTATCCTATCAGTATTATAGGCAGCAATGAGCTGCCTGTTTTAGGCGTTTTCTCTACTTTCGGGATGAACCAGGTAAAGTATGGCGGAGCCGGGACGTTGTTTGACTGCCGTAATGGTGATGGTTCTACTCTTAATTGGATGGGATCAATTAAGGGTGTAGCATTCACTGGGACCAATCCGGCGACGGCAGGTAGTTATGGTCTCTATGTCTACGACATGACCAAGGGGTCCATCAAAAACACAGTGTTTTTCGGTTTTGAGACTGGTGTTTATGTTGCTCGGTATATGTATTTCTCAGTAATAGAAAATTGTGTTTTTGCGTTTTGCCAAGATGGTTTTTATGTTAATTCGACTGGAAGTAGTGCTAATGGTGTAACTTTTGATAAGTGCAGGTTTTCCGAAAATACCCGCTATGGATTACGTATTGTGTATGGTGGTGAGTCAGTAATATTGAATGGATGTTACATTGAAAAAAATGGCAGCTATGGTTTGGTGGTATCTAATATCGTTTCTTTACTTACGATAGGTGGATATTTTGAAAACAATAACACAAATAACCCACAAGTTTTGTTTTCCTCATCTCCATTTTACAATAGTACTGTAACAATGATAAGTCCTCATTTTTCTGCCTCAATTACAAGAGAGAGTTTATATCTTGATAGTGTTGCCCATCTAAATATTTTTGGTGGTGAACTATTGTCTTATGGCTTATCTGGCTACGCCATAAAAACAACAGGATATAATCCTAAAGGTTCTATTCTTGGAGTGAAATGGCCTAAAGCTGACACCCAGCTTATGAATCGTTCTATCAGGGATGGCTTTTTGATTTCTGGACAACAGATGCCTACCGTGAAGAGTTCTTTTAACAGTGGCAAATTTGACATAGCTCAAACCGTAGGAGATGTTCTCATCAATAGTTTTGACCCCGATAGCACTAACCATGGGAATGTGTTCGGGTGGGTTACTACTGAGCCGGGTGCTGGTTCTTCGACAACTCCACTTGCCGGGGTAACGGCTACTACGGTTCTCGGTGATGCGACGATTACTTTCAATGCCGCCCCTGATGTCATTTATCAGGGGGCTACTATTGAGGTTACCGGAGAGACGTTCGAGGGAGATTCCTACGCTACCGTAGTTGGCTTTACGGCTACGGCGGTAGCTGAGCTTGACAAGACTGCCGATGTTGGGGTGGCTGGCGCTGCGGTTGCATATCATGCAGCGGTGCAAAAGAACGTTTATGGCGTACAATTTGACCGTCGCACCTCTTCAACTCCAGTGGCCACCTCTGGCACGGATGAAACCACCCTTGCCACCTATCCGGTGGCAGGAAATACGATGGGAACAAAAGGTGGGGTCAGGCTGATTGCATTCGGGACCAAAACTACTGCCACCAATAACAAAACATTTAAAATTTATTTTGGGGCCACATCGGCAACAGTTTATGTAGCCAATGATATATTAGATTGGAGAGTTGAGGCTGAGGTTTTCAATACTGGGGCCACAAATGCCCAATATATTTATTGGAAATTTATTTCACCAGCGGCAATTGCTACTGATTTTGTCCCAACATTTTCTGTTATAGATACCACAGCAGATGTCGTGTTTAAATTGACGGCGCAATGTACAAGCGCGTCAGATCATGTAGACTTGTACAATTATAGGTTTGATCCAATATGACATTAGAAACTTTAGTATCTAACACTAGTGCTACAGCACAACTAGAACAAGTTCTAGCAACCTGTCTTAATGATCTTAAGACCACTTGTGGAGTGCTGTTTCCTGAAATCTTTACAGCACCTTTTTCTATCCTCCACGACCAAATATTTGAGTTGCTAAACTCTGGCCATACGAAGATAGTCATAGCTGCTCCTCGTGGCATCGGGAAGACCTCTATAGCTAGGACTTTAGCTATGCGGGCCATCCTATTCAGGCTCACTAACTTTGTGGTGTATGTAAGCAACTCAGCTACGGCTGCGGAGATGCAGACAGAAAACATAAAGAGGGACCTTATTAGTAATCAGCAAGTTAGACACCTCTTTGGAAACATCAAAGGGGCTATAGATAATCTAACTGTCATAGATGAAACCTTTTCTAAAAGTGCCTGGACTGCTTTTGGTAACGTATTTATATTACCAAGAGGTGCAGGTCAACAGGTTCGTGGTTTGAACTGGGCTAACTACCGCCCTGACTTAATCATAGTAGACGACTTAGAGAACAAGGACGAAATTCAAAGTAAAGAAAATAGAGATAAGTTAAAGAGTTGGTTCTGGTCTGACTTGATGAAGACTGAAAGTAGGTATGGGAAGGAGTGTACCTTTATCTACATCGATACTATTAAGCACGAGGACGCACTACTGGTAGACTTGCTAAACTCTCCTCAGTGGAAGTCAATCCAACTTTCCATATGTGATGACAACTATAACTCTTACGACGAGAACTACATGACCACCGCAGAAATCAAGGAGGAGGTGGCAGAACATAGGAGGTTGGGAACTCTTGACTTGTTTTATATGGAACGTCGTAACATTCCAGTTGCTAAAGAGGATGCAGTTTTTAAGCAAGAGTATTTCAAATATTTTGAGGACTTAGGGGACACCCTCAAAGTAAAGGCTAAAGGTCTGGAAGGAGAGATTGAAGAGATTAAGACTTACAATCTTCTTCATATCACTATAGTGGACCCTGCTAAGACAGTAAAGTTGCAGAATGCAGAGACTTGCGTGATGACGGTGGCTGTGGATAGAACCAGCAGGAAGATCTTTGACAGAGAGATTGTTAGTAGAAGGATGTATCCTGATGAGATCTATGATGAGATGTTTAGACAGGTCAAACAGTTTAACTCTTTCATCCTGGCTTACGAGACTACTGGCCTAAGCGAGTTTATCAGCCAACCTATAGAAAGTGAGTGTAGAGTTAGAAGTATCCATCCATTGTTGGTGGAACTTACTGCTAAAAGAGGAGTGGCGGAGAGAGGGAAGATAGAAAGAATTGCCACTCTAGCTCCTCTATACAGGTTAGGCTACATGTACCACAACCCTAACAACTGTGGAGTGCTAGAAGGACAGCTCCTTGGCTTCCCTCGCTCTAAGTTGTGGGACGTTATGGATGCCAAGGCCTATATAACCTATATAATGGATAAGCATGCGGTATACTTCGACCCTACAGATAACACTGAGGACACTCCTCCAGAGGAAGACTATGCCACCTTGGACGACGAAGAGGAGATGGATGAAGAGTTGATGGGATTTTTAGTATGAAAGGACTTGCTTCTGTGAATTTTTCACCAAAGGAAACACAAAATGCCTAGCATGATATACGGAAATAGTAGCAAATATAAGTCTAGAAGCCCTCAATTTCAGGAGAAGTTTGACTACACTTACCCTAATGGTCTAAACTTGACTCCCGGAAGCAAGCTTCATGACAGAATTAGGGACGAAGTTATGGAGAGAGCTTTTGATTCTGCTAGAGTTATGAGTGGGAGGCATGAAGATTGGAACAAAATAGATCACACCCTAACTGCTTACATTCCTGTGGACGAAAAAGAGCAAGAAGTTAAGGATAAGGACTCCAGAAAGCCCATAAGCATAGTATTTCCATACTCTTACACTATCTTGGAGACCCTTCTGAGCTACTACGTAGCAGCGTTTTTGCAAGAACCTATATTTAGATATGAGGGGACTACGCCGAAGGACGTTATAGGGGCCATCTTGTTAGAATTAGTTATATCCTTCCAGTGTAATAAGAATAAGGTGGGCCTGAACTTACATACCCAGGCTAGAGATGCTTTCAGTTACGGTTTTGGAGTGGCTACTCCAGTATGGAAAACGGAGTATGGTAA